CAGCTGAATCCAGCCAGAATCCAAACTCAATATCCAGTGCATCAAAAAGCCAAAGCGGCGTTTGCCAGCAGTCCTTGTCGTGTGCTGGTGTATTTGATTTGATAGTCATGCAGCCCTACCTTTTCGTTGTGACCATTCATACTCTCGCCGGGAGTCATCACTCCACCGCACGTTGCGCTCTGAGCCGAACCAGAACATGATTTCGATAAGCTCAGTCATGTTGGCCTTTCGCATTTTGCTGGTACGCACGCCAAGCATGACAACGCCACCGTCGATACCAGGCGCACTTCTTTGCTCCAGTTTTTTGGTCTTAAGCCACAGGGCAGTGAACAGGTCTTTCCAGTCTTCCGGCGCCAGCCGTTGACCATGCCATAGCACCTGACGCGAAACATCGTTCAGCATCGGCCACATGCGGTCATTCTGCGCTTTGCTGCGCTTGGGTTCTTTAACGTGGACTTCGTGGGGTGACTTGTCGTCGATGGGTAGTGAGAGAATGGCGTCTATGGCGTTATTTCTGATTGCTTCGTTGCGAAGCAGAAAGGTTTGCTTCATCTCCTGCTCTCCGGTTCCATTTTTCAGCCGCCGCAGCAACTGATGGTGCCCATGCCCCCCTGGCTTCACAGAGGTCACATTCTGCATAGCCCCACACATCAATATTTATTCCGGCCTCAACCCACAGACGAGCATTACCGCCGCAAAACGGACATTCTTTTAGCTTTGGCTGGGTTAATGATAGGTCGCTCATGCTCACTCCTTCACTTAAAATCCAGACTCCGGATAATTCTGTTGCGCTGAAACTCATTGTTGAGTTTGAACAACCGTCGAAGAACACGGTCACGCGGATAGCGTCGTGCGGCAGGTGAATGCTCATACAACTCATCAAGCGGCAAACTGGACGATGAACGATACCGATACCAACGCACCAACTCTTCACGAAAATTAGCCCTGACAAGCTCAGCTATCGTACTCATTTCTTAAAACCTCCTCAAACGCATTCTGACGCATTTTTCATTCTCGCTGCTTATCGGCATGCCTTGCACGTGCTTACCTCACCACAGAGCGATTGTGATGCCTTAAAAGCGATTTATTGAAGTGATATTTGCTTAATCGAAATTCTTTTCTTTGATTCCTGCGGCCCTGATGGCTTTCATTACTGCAATTACCGTTTTGTCACGCCCATCCTCATAACCCATCGCATAAGCACCTTCTTCACCATCTTTCCAAAGGTCGTCATTCGATTCGGGCCAGTCGATATCCAGTTCAATAGCAGAGCGCGATGCCTGCCATATCACCCAGGCAAACTCTTTTAATTCATCGTCTCCCGTGAACTGGCTTTTGTCTTTTGACCACCAGTTTTCAAACTGTCGGTAGCTATCGTTCACTTCCCTCTCCCCCAAATAAAAAGGCCTGCGATTACCAGCAGGCCTGTTATTAGCTCAGTGATGTAGATGGTCATCTTTTAACTCCATATACCGCCAATACCCGTTTCATCGCTACACTCTGGCGACACTCCTTAAAAATCAGGTTCGTGCTCACCTTTCCTTCCCGTTCTTCCCTGGTAGCAAACCGGTAATACACCGTTCGCCAGACCTTACCATCAATGACCAGGATTCCTGCCCGCGCCATTTTAGCCGCAGCCTGATTTATGCTGGTTACGGTTGCGCCTGTTACCGCGGAAACGTCCTGTGCACAGAAGTTCTTATGCGTCCCGAGGTAATGAATAATTGCCTCTTTGCCCGTCATACACTTGCTCCTTTCAGTCCGAACTTAGCTTTAATTTCTGCGATCTTCGCCAGAGCCTGTGCTCGATTTAGAGGTCTGCCGCCCATGACAGGAAGTTGTTTTACTGGTTCAGGTATCGTCTCACCACGGTTAATTCGTGCTGTCATACAGGTCAGTTCATCGGCAGCCTTGCGCCGTAATTCCGCGTCAGTCAGCGCATTGGCCCGCATGTTCTGGTACAGGTTGGTAACCAGCCAGTAGTGCGCGTTTGATTTCCACGGATAAGACTCTGCATCCGGATACAGGCCACGCTTCCGGCAATACTCGTAAACCATATCAACCAGCTCGCTGACGTTTGGCAGTCCGGCGATAACGGATGCTTCTTCCCGGCACCATGCAACAAACTGCCCGGGTGATGGAAGAAATGGTCGATTCTGCCGACGGGCTACGCGCATTCCTGCGTTAACCTGTTCCATCGAGGTGATCCCGTTTTCCCGGAAAGCCAGAACCCACTGGCGGCGGATTTCATTCAGTTCGTTCTGGTCCCGGTTAGCCAGACTCGCCGGGAAAGTTGCCAGTAACTGGCTGAACACACCGTTGATGATCTGCGCTACCTGTTGTACCTGCGGCTTTTCGTCGTACTGTTCCGGCATGTTGTTGGCGATCCGACGCATCTGCTCACGGTCAAAGTTAACCATCTGTGCGGCGATGTTTTTCATAAATCCACCCCGTAAATCCAGTCAGTGTTTGTCAGGTCGAGTTTTGGTTTTCCAGCTGTCACGCCAGCCTGTTGCTTGTTACGGTTGATTTCGAGTTGGGCCCACTTGTCGCGGAGTTTGGCCGGACTTAGCACGTTACCGGACCAGAAGTTGTCCTGGCATGCCCAGCGGAACAGCACGCACATGTCGCGGTGGTTACGTCCGTCACGTTCACGCATCAGGCGGATATCGTTAGCCCACCCTGCAAAATTCGGTTTTCTGGCTGATGGTGCGATGGTCTTCACCATGTCAAACATCCACTCTGCGGCGGTCAGGTCTTCTGCTGTTCCCCACTTGCTGCCGCTCTGAATTGCAGCATCCGGTTTAACCACAGAAAGATCGTTTTCTGGCTGGTCAGAGGATTCGCCAGAATTCTCTGACGAATAATCTTTTCTTTTTTCTTTTGTAATAGTGTCTTTTGTGTCCCCCTGTTTTGAGGGATAGCAATCCCCTAATTTGAGGGATGTTTTATCCCTCGTTTTAGGGGATTTTCCCTCGTTTTGAGGGATGTCCCTCATTTTAGGGGAACCTCCCTCGTTTTGAGGGATGCACCATTCTGGGATGTTTTTATTTGGTCCAAACATGCCGCCTTGCTGCTTGATAATATTCATTCTGACGAGTTCTAACTTGGCTTCATTGCACCGTTTGACAGGTAACTTTGTAATCTCGCTAAGTTGAGAATCGGTGATTCTGTCCATTGGTTTATTCCACCCATAGGTTTTACGCAGAATGGCAAGCAGCACTTTAAACTGTCGCTTGGTCAGATCTGCGCCTGAATAAGCCTCAATCAGCATATTTGATAGTCTGGCGTAACCATCATCGAGATCTGCCACATTACGCTCCTGTTCGGCAAAGTTACCTCTGCCGAAGTTGAGTATTTTTGCTGTATTTGTCATAATGACTCCTGTGGATTGATCCAGTAATTCCCTCAGAATTCCATCTGGATTTGTTCAGAACGCTCGGTTGCCGCCAGGCGTTTTTTATTGGTGAGAATCGAAGCAACTTGTCGTGCCAATCGAGCCATGTCGTCGTCAACGACGCCCCATTCAAGAACAGCAAGCAGCATTGAGAACTTTGGAATCCAGTCCCTCTTCCACCTGCTGATCTGCGACTTATCAACTCCCACAGCTTCCGCTGTCTTCTCAGTTCCAAGCATTGCGATTTTGTTAAGCAACGCACTCTCGATTCTTAGAGCCTCGTTGCGTTTGTTTGCACGAACCATATGTAAGTATTTCCTTAACAAATAAGAAGTTATGCGCATCAACTTATGCGCGTTGTATTCCCGCATTTCGGCGGGAATGAGGACCATGACTGTTAAAGAGCAATTTGCTTATGCCGCTTTGCGGTAAGCGCTTTCTTGATACTTCAGGGCGCCAGCTGTAACGACTTCCAGTCGATAGGCGTCTTTCTCTGGGATGACTTCCTTCCACTGAGAGACTGCTGCGTCGCTAATGCCTAACGCTTTAGCTACAGCACGCTGGGTTCCGAAGTGGTCGATAACATCTTTCTTGTACATAGACTCGCCCCGAAATTAAAGAACACTTAAATTATCCACTAAAGGAATCTTAAGTCAAGTTTATTTAAGATGTCTTAACTATGAAAACTCAATTGATGGGAGAGCGCATTCGCGCTCGGAGAAAAGAACTCAAGATCAGGCAGGCCGCACTTGGAAAGATGGTCGGCGTGTCTAATGTTGCCATATCTCAGTGGGAACGCTCTGAGACAGAGCCAAATGGAGAGAATCTTCTCGCCCTGGCTAATGCGTTGAAGTGTTCCCCTGACTATCTGATGAAAGGAGAGGAAAGTCTTTCAAACATTGCCTATCACAGTAGGCATGATCCAAGAGGGTCATTCCCTCTGATTAGCTGGGTGAGCGCAGGATGCTGGATGGAAGCTGTAGAACCATATCATAAGCGTGCAATAGATAACTGGTACGATACAACCGTAGACTGTTCAGAAGATTCGTTTTGGTTGGACGTGAAGGGAGACTCAATGACGGCTCCAGCCGGTCTCAGTATCCCTGAAGGAATGATAATACTCGTCGATCCTGAAGTAGAGCCGCGTAACGGGAAACTTGTAGTTGCAAAGCTCGAAGGAGAAAACGAGGCAACTTTCAAGAAGTTAGTTATTGATGCAGGCAGGAAGTTTCTAAAACCACTTAACCCACAATATCCGATGATCGAGATCAACGGAAACTGCAAAATCATCGGCGTAGTTGTCGATGCAAAACTAGCAAACCTTCCATAAGGGGGCATTCGCCCCTTTTTTTATTTCCTTTAAAAATCAAAGCTAAACTTAAGTTACGAAAGAAAATTTAAGTTTTCTTCAAAAATACTCTTGACCATTAATTAAAGAGATCTTAAATTTAAGCCATCAGCAGGACGCTGGTAGCCAAACGGAACAGCTTGGCAGGCTCTTTAACATTGATGGGATTGTCCCGCCGAAATGCGGGAACCAAAGAGTAGTTGGCTTTGGGGTGACGTGAAGTGCAGCTGCACGACGGCAACCGGAAGATAAGCACCCGGCGCGTCACCGCCAAAGTCAATCATCGGAGGTCAACATGACAGTAGTCATTACATATCTGGCTGACGATAACGCCAGAAATCGCCGCAGAGCACGCAGACAGGCTCAACGTGAACAGGCAATGCAAGAGCAGCGACTGGCGCGAAAAATTGCGCTAAAGCTCTCTGGTTGCGTCAGAGCAGATAAAGCAGCATCACTCGGAAGCCTTCGCTGCAAGAAGGCAGAAGAATGCAGTGGAAGTATTTGCCTGCCAAACGTAGCCATTTACTCGGCAGGCTACCGGAAATCAAAACAACTGACGGCGAGATGATAAATTCATTTGCTAATTACTTGTTTTTGCCATGCTTATCCTGAGCGATAAGTTCATCCATAAGGCTGTCTTTCTTCCCAGCAAACCTAATGTAGCACTCATTTCTATAGCGTTCAGGGATAACAAAACGGTCGATTTCAGGATATCCAGTAGCAGAAGGTATCCGAATAAGAAGCCCTTTTTCGAGCAATGAGATTGCTTCATGGCTTCCCTTTTCTGTCTTTAGCTGGTTATTCGCGGCTACAGCGAATGCCAAATACGCTCTTTCTCCAAGAGTTAACGAATCAAACAAATCTTGCACATATTTTTCTTCTTTAGATTTGCGCTTCTGAGCAGCGGATACCTCAATTCTTTCAGTCACAGCGTGATAAGCGGAATTAACAACACCGTTAAGCACATAGCTAACGCAGAACAACAGGATGTAATACATCCAATAATGAGGAAGGATTTCTGGATTATGCAGGTTTATCCATTCTTTTACGCTTACCGGCATAACAATAATCAATATGATCAGGATGATTAGCATATGAATCAACTGTTTAAGTGTCATTCCTTGCAGGAAAAAATGCATTAGTTCCTGCCACCATGAGTTGTTCATCGGCGTTTCTCTTTTGCTCTCTGTAGGGGTGAATAGAGTTTATCCGATTTCTCGCTGTAGGGGTACACGAGAACCACCGAGCCTGATGTGGTTAAAAGACAGGCACAATCTTTACTACCGCAATCCACTATTTAAGGTGATATATGGAAGAACAAGCAAACAAGATTCTCGTAGAACTACTGCAAAAAGCCAGTAATGGAATAGACGCGGCTGTTTCATTTAGCCAGGCACAGATTCCTGATGTTGTTCATCAGTTGCTGCTATGGAATATGGTTGACAGTCTGATTAAAACATTAATAGCCATTCTAACAATCCCACTGGTTTTCTGGTTTATGAAGAAGCAGTGCCAAAGAGTTGAGACAGGTAAAATCGGTGATGAAGGATACTCATGGGAGAGGGGAAATCCCAAATACAGGCCGACAATGGTTTGGGATAGCAAAGGAGATATTAACCTTCTTATCATGCCATTGGTTGGAGTTTTGACTCTGTGGGGGATTTTTATTATTGGTGTAGTAACCAATATGACTTGGTTAAAAATTTGGCTGGCCCCAAAACTTTACCTTATCGAATATGCAGCATCATTGGTTAAGTAATTTCAGGCCGCATAGTCGGCCTTTATTTTTGGCATAAACAACAGAGGCTAACATGGAATTTAAAGGTACCGAAGGTAAGTGGGAAATAATGATGGATGGCGATGAGATTAAAATCATCCAGGCAGACTCACTTGAAAATGGCGCAGGCTGGCGTTCGTATATTGCAATCTGTGAGGAAGTTCAATGCATTGAAGATGCCAATCTAATAGCGGCAGCACCTGACCTTTTAAATGCCCTGCAAGCGATGCTAAACAAGGCATACAAGCAAAACTGGAATGACCATTATCCTGATGAAGTATCGAAAGCACAGTCAGCAATCAGCAAAGCTCTTGGGGAAGAATGATGAATAAGAAATACATCGTTGAAGTTATAGAGCGAGAAACGAAAGAAGTAATTAAACATTTCGAATTTGATAATTATAGAAAAGCTGACCGCGTAGAAGAGGGATTGTTGCGGCAAAGTAATCTCGAAAAATTTGATGTTGTCATGCGATGCGAATAAGCGCCTATAGCAGATTTGCGAGTCTGCTATGTGAGCAATGTCGCTCGTAACTAAACAGGAGCCGACTTGTTCTGATTATTGGAAATCTTCTTTGCCCTCCAGTGTGAGGGCCTTTTTATATGCATACCAATAACGCTTCACTCGAGGCGTTTTCGTTATGCAATCAAACAGAAGGAGCATCCTATGCAACAGTTCGCTATTGCAGGGCGGCATCGGTTCGCCCTTTCAACCCGATTTTATCGGTTGAACCGCCCCGGGTTTCCTGGAGAGTGTTTTATCTGTGAACTCAGGCTGCCAGATCATCTTTTCCGATGGAAGCATAATAAGCTTTTTCTGCTTCTGCCGGAGGAGTATGGCCCAGCCTTCCCAGCAATCGTCGATTGTTATACCAGTCCACCCACGTTAGTGTGGCCAGTTCCACTTCTGCACGGTTTTTCCAGCTCTTACGGTGTATT